CACCAACTGAATAGAACCCATTGATGAACTGGTCAAATAAAACATTGTCGGATTTCTTTCTTACAATAACTTTAATGATTTTACCAGAATATGATTCAAAGTCAAAATCTTCAATGTCTGTATCTTCGTAATACACATAATCAAACAATGAATATGGATTGTTCACATAAGCGTGTTTAAGAGTATCAGTGTCAAAAACAACAAACCCGCGCCTATCTCCAGCATCGTTGAAAAACATTTCATAAGGGTTACCAATATAGAAGACTGTTCCGTTATCAGAGCGTGTGTGATAGTGACCCGTGAATACTTTTTTGAATCTTGAGAAGATATCAGGGTCTCGTCCATCTTCCATTGCGGTTCCACGATTAACATAAAATCCGTTAAGTTCAAGATGGCCCATTACAACTTTTGCCTTGGTTGTCTCAATAAGTTTAAGGGTTTCTGCCTCGTTTTCTTGATTAATCCAAGGAACAAAAAGAACCGGGAGGTTATCAAGATTTACAATCGTTGGAGACGAGTATGTTTGAATGTTTGGATATTGATTGAGCAGTAGTTCGGGTGTATTAATTCTATTTGTATTGCGGTAATATGACGTATGATTTCCAACAATTGTATGAACCTGACAGTTCAGGGCTTCTAACCTATCATAAAAGTTTGTCTTTGCCCATTCAACCGTTGTAAGGTCAAGAGTCTTTCGGTTATCAAAGGTATCGCCCATATCAACGATGGTTGTAATCTTATGTTCTTCAATGAAGGGAAAGAACACATCATTATAGAACTTTAAGAAGTAATCGTGGAATACCGCTGATTGCCTTTTGAAGCCGAAGTGGGAATCCGAGAAAATGATGACACGGCTCATCAGTAACGCATCCTCTGGTGAATGTTGTCCTTAATGGTATTGAAATCGGAATAGTTTGAATTATCCGTGTTACCATTGTCTTCAAAGAAAACTTCATCATATCCCTTTCGTTCAAGTAGCCTATCATAAAGTTCAAGATTTCTTTTCTCTTGCTTAATCCTACGAACAAATGCCCAGTAACAGATTTGAGTGAAATATGCAAATGGATTCTTAGTTACGTCTGGATTAAAGTTAAGGACATACTTTACGCAATCTGTATAACCATCTGAAATCATTGAGTCCTTACTTGTGTAGTTCACAAAGTTTGGCTTAAAACTCAAGTGAGTTGCAATCTTCAAGAAACAATCGCCAATATAGTTTGGAATACGAGGCTGGGGTAATTCCTGGGCAATAGCCTCTCTAACTTCGTCTTTATATATGAGAAGAGCATCGTAAAAGTCAGAGTTATTGACATAATGTACGGTCCTCTTCTTTTTCCTCATTACTGATGTAGTAATCATTTATTCACCTTTCGTTTTTCATCCTGAAACATCGTAGCATACTATCTTGATTTTGTCAAGCCCCCTGTGCTTCTGTCAGCATTTACTGACTTAGTATTTCTACCTATTGACAAACTATTGGAAATGTGTTACGCTCCGCTTTGTCAAAAGTGATAAAACACCGGTATTCAATATTATTAAATACATCAGGAACCATTAAAGATTCGTTCAAGTTTCTGTTTGGCTTCAGTTACTGTACCAACATACCCCATTGAAGAACTAAGTTTCTCTTCACTAAGACGAAAGCGTTCCCTAGATGCAACATATTTATCGTGCATTTTAATGAGTTCCTTGTCCTCTAGTTCGGTCATAGTAAGAACGTCTTCTTTATTGATAACGAAAAGATTTTCACTACCAATTTTAATCCAAGGTTCTACTGAATACGCAATACCCTGTTTAGACCTTACTTGGGTAATGGTAATAGGATGTAGTAAAAGAACAACTTGTTTACCATTCTCTTCTGTTGGGCATACCTTAGCAAAGAACTCTTCGCTATTTTTTAACTTTACAACTGCATAAAACTCTTCTTCCATTTAATCTCCTAACTTAATTGTTTTGATGTCATATTCAAATTCTTCTTCATTATAGTTCTTCACCCTATCCATAAAATGTTTTAGGGTATAGTTGGGTCTATTGTTATTGCTTGTATCGTCGGCAATATCATAGACCCTTGCAATTTTTTTGTTATGATTTAATCTCAAAAGTCGTCCAATGCTCTGCATATTACGGATGCGTGACTTAAACGGAGATGCAAAAATCAAATTGTGAAGATTCTTGATTGAAATACCGGTGCTAAAGACTCCATAAGATGCAACAATGATAGCATTGTTTTCTCGCTCTGCGATGTTTCGGATATCTTCTCGCTCATCAGTATCAACCCCACCGTGGACAAAGAAGACTCTGTGCTTGGTAGTAGCACTATTTATGGAATCAAAAAGAATCTGTCCGTGCGTCTCTACCCGTGCAAAGAGGATCAAAGTATTACCTTTAAGGTCTAATGCAAGGTTTTTTATAAAGTTATTTCGTTTCTCGTGAGAGATAAGATACTTGATTTCATCTTCATAGGTTTCAAAAGACTTAGGGGGGTGCTTTAAGACCAAACATTGAATATCAAGTTGTGAGGCCCGTCCCTTTTCAATCAATTCCTTTGTCCCCACCGCCTTGTAGGCTGGACCAAACAATCCAGAAATGACCCACTCGTGAGTTTTGGAGTCTTCACCACCATTAGTTAGGGTGCCAGTAAAACCATAACGATACTTTGCCTGATGGCTATCTTTCATAATTGAAGTAAGACTTGTTGCCTTACAACCGTGGCACTCGTCAACGATTACACAATCAAAATCCTCAAAGAAGGACTTTTGACAGTTAATCAAAGATTGCCAAGTTGAAAGGGTTACTTCAGAATCATTATTCTTTTCAGCGCCATCGTAAATCATATGGCAATGGTCTTCTGGATTCCAGCCATAAGACTGCCAATCAGAATACATCTGTCTTACAAGACTTGTTGTTGGGAAGATAACAAGACACTTTCTTCCTTTACCAACGTGGTAACGAATGAGCGAGTAGATTATATAACTCTTACCAGAAGACGTTGCAGAGACGATGGTTTTCCTATTATACCGCAGACACTCATACACAGCACTGACCTGATAATCATAGGGTTCTAGGGCCTTACAGGCGGCTCTCATGAAGCCTTTGACTCCATCTACCGTGATTGCCTCATTGACCTCAAAAGGGCTTCCGTAGAACTTACTGTGCTCAAACTCATAAGTGTAACCGAGTGCCTTTAGTTTAGCAATAACCCTATCCAAAAGACCAGCATAAACCTCACCGGTTGCAACACTGAGTAGTGTAACTTGACCATTCCATCCTTTGCGATGCTTCTTCATAAACTTTGCACCACTCACTTCAAAAGTGAAATAAGGGTGGAGTTCATATAGAATATGTGGCTCACACTTTAGTTTAATGTAAACTTCGTTTTTCTTTACTATTGTTACGTCGGCCATTATTGCCCACTCAGGAATTTTGAGTAATCTATGCTATTTTTAATTTGGTAAGTTCGGCTATGGAGCATCTTAATAATGTCCTGTAAGAATGCAAGACTCACATTATAGATTTCAGTCTTGATGTTGTTTCTAGAAACTTCTTCGTCTGAGTTAAGGCAATTAAGGAGGTGTTCCTTAGTGTGAACAGTATCTTTTACTTTTTTTCCTAATGGGTTTTCATTATAAATTTCACACTTTTTCTTCAGTAGAAGTAAATTTGAATAGATTTCGTAATACTTGGCGTGTAGTTCTGGAATTTTCAGTGATTCGTTGTGCAAGTCATCTGGATCAATCTTGGCGTCTTCTTTCCACATTTCTTGAATCGCATAGATATCAAGAATCTTCATATTAGTTCTCCCTTTGCATTTCGGATGTCATAGTATGTATACTTCATTTTTACTTCGGCTGTGAAGTATTGTGAGTCACTATTAGTGGCATCAAATTGCAAAGATGTTAAATCATATGGCCACATATCATAAAATCTGACCTGTAGATTTAGTTTATTATTACTTGAAAGGATGAACAATGTTCCATCTGAAAAGATGTTCAGTTGATTGGTGATATTTGTTTTCAGTTCTGGTCTTTCTTCCTGTAGTTTGTAAATCTGTTGTAAACTATAAGGAAAACCTAGACCTCTTATCCAATTTTGGATTTCTGCATAGTTTGTCATATCCTCATCAACCATAAACTTGAATGAAAAGTCCTGAAACTCAATCATATCACCGGGCTGTTTGATTGTTTTCAAGTAGTTCGGTTGATTAGCAACTCCAAGTGTTAATGAGGGAATATTGCCACTATTAGAAAAAAATGCTGCCTTTGGTGCCCTTTTAATGGTGAATTTAAACTGATTAGGTGATAAAAAATTCCTATTCTCAATTGGTGAGCAAGAGTCAGACATTTTAATGTTCTTATACTGTCTCTATTTATTTTGACTCAATAAATTCTTGGTACTTATTCAATATTTCTGTATCCACTGACTTTAAATTACCTAGTGGTGGTAGCCAACTTGTTGATGTGATGTAATCGGTAAATTCATAGATGCTCACTGTGAGTGTCATTTTCTGTCTTGTAAAGGAACTTAAAATGAATGCTCTTTGCTTAAGTTTTTCGGGTGAATACTTCTTAGAGAGGTAGTCCATCGTTTTATTGCGTGTATAATACTATTTAATAATATTAGTTACTAGTGGTTTATCACTTTTGACAAAGCGGAGCGTAGCAGACTTTAAAGGTCTTGTCAAGAGGTATGTATGTACTATTCGTAAATGCTGACATTACCTACGGGGGCTTGACAAATTTAAGAAGGTGTGGTAGGGTTACAGGAGTTAAACCCCCTATCTTACATATGACCGTCCTTACGACACAAGACCACCGACAAATTCTTCACAATGCCCTATTCCATAAGACAACTCAAAAGAACCTTTTTCTGCGAGTGATGGCTCGCTTAACTGGTGGGCAAGTTGTTTTGTATCAAGACTGTTGGGGAGAAGTTAGTCAGACCATTGCATATAAAATGAATAGCCTCCCCGAAGATAACCTGTTCGCCTATGCGCTTTTTTCAACCTCTGTTGGGCCAATGGCATTATTGCCAGATGGCAGTTGCACGATGACATACATTACACGTTGGAGGTTCTTGTGATGAAAATTTTTTACCGTAACATTACAGGACGGGTAGTAAAGAAAGAACTGCTTTACACTCTCGTTTCAGTTGTTACATTGTTTACATTCGTTGGTTTTCTATACCTGTGTATCAATTATGCAGCGTGGATTTTCCCTGTTATAGTGATTAGTTCCTTAGTTTTTGCTCTTAATAGGGTGCAACAACTACTACACGATGATTTTGAATGATGGACCTTCAACAATTTTATTATCATCGGTGTCCAACAAAAGTTATGACAGAGAAACATTTTCTTTACAATATGGCTCTTGATAAAGATGTCACCTGGGCGCCCCGCGAAAATTTTACTTATCAGGACTATATAAATGCTAGTTCCGAACACGATGCGATTCATTATCTTTTAGATCTTTCTTTTGGCGAAGAGGACGAACGAAAAGTTGTATACGTTGAAGAGCATTGTAAGGTAGGTTGGGTGCCTTATGGTGATAAGTTTAATTCTTTTATAAAGAAAAAAATCATTTTTAATTTACCAAAAGAATTTGGTCGTTTGAAAATTCTTGAAACTGCTGAACAATTACGAGA